GTAGTTGTTGATGGTCATCGTCGGGATCTGGTTGATCCGAACGGTGTCGCCCATCGACTTGATGTCGCCTTCCCAATCCGTGTTGGAGCAGTCCGCGAACGTGGACGCTGCGTAGAACTTCTCCGCGAGCTTGCCGCTCCAGAGCGTGGGGATGAAGTTGCCGCTGTACGCCGGGGAGACGTTAAAGGGTGCTTGTACCGGAAAGGCCATTTTGAGGCTCCTAACAAAATGAGAGTTGTCAGCGGCCTTTCCGGTGAGGAGTACTTATGTCAGCGCACTCGTCCCGAAGCGACCGCCTCGTCAATTTCTTTCTTCAGTGCTTCAGCGCGCGCGGGGCTGTGCTTGTACTTGCCCTGCAGGAGGTCGCGATAGAAGTCGCCGATCTCCTGCTGGTGCCAGATACGTCCACCCTGATCTGCCGTGGGGGCAGGTTGGTTGGACTGCGCAGCGCGCGGTGAAACTTGACGGGCGAGTTCGTCGCGCGGGGTCGGGGCCGGGTCTTGCGAGCGCGGAACCGTGGCGATGTATGCCTTCAGGAATGCGATGGTCCGAACGTCATCGAACTTGTTGTACGCATCCGTGAGCGCCGTCTGACGAGTCGTACCGAGAAGCGGGTCGTATTCGTTCAGCCACGAGAGCCAGCCCTGATCGACGTTGATTTCTCGCCAGTTCGGGACGGCTTCGGTCAGGCGCTGGTCATACAGCACGCGGTCCGTCTGCTGCAGGTTCTGCTTCACAGCCACGACATCGCTTGCCACGGTGCGCGCCAGCGAGGAGATCTCGCCTTTCATCGCTTGAGCGACGGCCTGCGCGTCTGCGCCGGACACTCGCTTGATCAACTCGATGAGGTCGCTACCGTAGGTTTCGACGTCCTTGTCCGTCACGGCTTGAGCGGCTGGGATCTGCACCGGCTTGGCCTGCTGCATCTGAGTCATCTGTTCCGTAAGCTGCGCAACCTGAGCCGCGAGGTTCTGGTTGATGCGCTCATACGTCTGGACTTGCCCTCGAAGGACGGGCATCTCCGCGTCGTACTTGCCCTGCAGCGAGCGGTACTTCTGCTCAAGTGCATCAGGTTGTTGCGGTGCAGCCGGAGCCGGTTCTTGCCGCGGCTCCACTGCTGTGGCGATTGGCACGCCGGTTTCAGGATCAACGAGCGGGGGGTTCCCCGATTCGAGTTCGCCAATCAGTTGATCGGCATCCTGCGCGGCTTGCGCAATGGCTTTCGGCAATGGCATGTGAGTCCTTGGGTTACGCGCCGCACGTGGGAGAACAGCGCCGCCTTGACGGTCTGCTGTCGGCCCAACACGGTCTGCGTTGGTGAGGTGCCCTAACGGGCGGGTAATGCTGTGGCTATCGAGCCACGGCGATGTAGTCGAGGAGTTCTCGAAGCATTCGCGCCCGTCCTTGCAGTTGGCGCACAACCTTTTCATCGGCTGCGTCTGCCAAGTTCAGCAAGCTGGTCTGCAGTTCCGCTTCGAGCAGGCGGTGGAGTGGGCCACCGCTTAGGCTCCGCATAATCGCGTCGATCTGGGGCTTCAGATCCTTCGGTACTACCATCATCTGCCCCCGATCAAATTGCTAACAGAATACATGAATTGCTAACGCCGTCAAGTGGATCAACGGCGCGGCGGCGAAAAATGATCCGTCTGCGCGCGCCCGCTCGGAAGCGCCTGTCCGTTGGGTCGCATCGGCCCAGCGCCCAGCGACGGCTTCGTCGGGAACGTGGTCGGCGGGGCGCTCGCCGGTCCGCTCGGAGGCGTGCCCGGACCACCCGGTTGAGCAGGCGGCACCACTTGTCCGGCTGCGGCCTGCTGCTGGGCTGCGGCCTGCTGTGCCATCTGCTGCTCCAGCATGCGGCGCTTGAGCGTGCCGGTGTTCGGCACGATCTTGTCCACATCCATGTCGAGGGTCTTCGCACCTTCGCGCATGAGCGCGGCGACGCCTTCGACGCCGGAGATGTTCTGCGCGACCGGGCTGTTCAGGATCAACTGCAGGAACTCGTTGCGGCGAACCTGTGCGGCTTCCTGTGCGAGCAGGGCCAGCGTGCCGCGCGCGACGACATTCACGTCGCCCTTCAACGAATTGTCCTCGCCATACTTCATGTTGTAGAAGTACAGACGTTCGAGGAGCGGCGTGATGATGCCGGTATCGACGTTATTAATAACCTGCTTAATAACCTTCCCAGCGTTGTTAATCATCATACTTAATCCCGACGCCGTGCGGCCCGCACCGGGCGTACCATCGCTGCCGGTCATGTAGCGGGGCACGCCGCTGTACTCGTCCGCGAGTTCCGCGAACGTCTCGTACAGCTTCTGCAGCGGGGCCACGCGGTCGTCCGGCTGGAAGAACTGCATCGGCGGCTGCGTCGATCCCATCGGATCGCTCGTCGTCTGCCAGATCTTCCACGGATGCATCTCGGTGATGTCCGAGCCAGCGGGCGTGCGCTCGACGTTGATCGCTACCTGCGGGCCTGACGCAATCGCCATGTTGTTCGCGATGGCGCGCGCGGCGTTGTTGCACATCGTCTGGCAGTCGCGCACGAGATCGCACACGCTATTGCCCCAGAACGTGCCGGGCACCGTCTCGTAGCTGGTCTTGTAGTAGGGCTTGCGCGCGAGGGCGTCGTAGTTCAGCGTGACCTTGATCACCCACGATCCGATCACCCAGACTTCGACGTTGTACTCCTTCAGTGGGTCGGGCACTTCGTCTTCGTCCATGCCCCAATCGAGCAGCATCTTGCCCTGCACCGATCCCCAGAACTGCAGCGCGTCGATGAGTCCTTCGTCGTTCGCGCTCATCGCGGACGTCATCTTGCCTTCGGCTTCCGCCTTCAGCATCTCGTGCGCCAGCCACTCGCGCAGGCCACCGCGACCGTAGTCGTCCAGCACGCCGCGGATCGCCGCGTCGCTATAGCCGGGAACGCCGATCAGATCCTGCAGATCGAGGCGGCGCAGCCTGTGGTGTTCGATGAAGTAGCCGTCGTTGATGTCGCACGCTTCCGGCGCGGGGTAGCAGCGGAACGGATCGACGCGCTTCCATTCGAGACTGAGCTTGTTCACCACTTGCAGAGAGCCGCCGCGCGCGGGATGCTGCGGCTGGGTCGGCTGCATGAGCGCCGGGTTCTGCGTGGCGTCCGCGCCCATGTCCGGGTTCCCGCCGAGCGGTGAGGCCGGGACATTCGGGGCAGGGGTGTCGGCCACCCACTGCAGCGCGGGCTTGTTGACGATGACCGGACCCTTGATGATCGCTGACGGGAACGTGACGAGATCATCGAGGAATGCGCTGAAGGCTTCGGTGAAGCCGCCCTCAGTTAGCTGATCCTCCATCTTCATCTCCATAAGGCCGACCATCTCCTTGGCCTCGTCGGAGAGCGCGTTCAGTTGCTGCTCCTTCAGTTCGATGAGCAGTTCCTGCACGTCCATGTCCTGCATCAACTGGCCTTCCATCAGCAGTTGCGTGATCTGCTTGGTCGCCAGATCCACGAGGGACTGCTGATATTCGGGCGGCAGATCAGGGATCGGCGACGGCTCCAGCTTCCACGGCTTGTCGTTCGCAGTCGCGAGGAACACGTCACGCAGCCAACTCACAGCGCCCCTGCATTTGACGCTCGTGATGTTCATGTAGATGTTGGAGCCGTTCTGCTGCTGGATGCGCGCGAGAACTTCCGGGTCGTACTGGCCGCGCCGCTGACGGATCGACTGCAGCATGCGCTGCTCGACGGTCTGCTGCTTCGCCATCTTCGCCCACGAGAAGCACTGACGCACGTAGCCCGCGAGGCCAGTCACGAGCGGCATGCTGTTCGTCTTTTGCGCCTGCGCCTTTTCTTCGGCCTGCATCTGCGCGAGGGACTTCACTTGCATGAAGCCGCCGACGCTGGGCGTGCGGAAGTTCGACTGAGGAGCGCCGAGCGAACTGTCGTCGGTGGGTTGCGGAATGCCGCCAGTTTGTGGAGTCATGGCTTATGCCGTGCCGGTGATAGTTGTCGTGCGCCGCAGCTTCACCTGCGACGATGTGGCTCTGAACGTGGCGTCATTGAGCTTCGCGGCGAGCGTGGCGCTGAAGATCTGCTTCGTCGCGATGCTGGCGGTCGCGTCGCCGAGCGTGCGGGACAGCGTGCCGCTGAACTTCTCGGTCGCCTGAATGTTGGCCGTCGCGTCGCCGAGCGTGCGGGACACGGTGCCGCTGAACTTCTCGCTCGCCTGAATGTTGGCCGTCGCGTCGCCGAGCTTCGGGCTGAGAACGCCGAGCGTGCTGGTGCCCTGCGTGGCCGTGATCGAGGCGGTTGCGTTACCGAGCGCCGCGCTGACGGTGGCGCTGAACTTCTCCTGCACGACGATGTTGGCCGTCGCGTTCGCAAGCTGCGCGTTCAGATTCGAAATCGCGCTGGCCGATGCGTTGATGCTGGCCGTCGCGTTGCCGAGCGCCGCCGTCAGTGTGGCTGCGAACTTTTCGCTCGCCTGAATGTTGGCCGTCGCGTTGCCGAGCGCCGCCGTCAGTGTGGCGTTGGCGGCGACCGTCGCGTTGATCGAGGCCGTCGCATTGTCGAGCGTCCGCGCGAGCGTGGCGCTGAACTTCTCCTGCGTGGCGATGTTCGACGCCGCGTCGCCGAGCGAGGCCGACATCGTGCCGGTGACAGCGGGCGCTGCCGACGATGCCGAAATCGAGGCCGTCGCGTTGTCGAGCGTCGAGGTGATGGTGCCGGTGTTGCCGCTCGAATACGTGATGCGGATCTGACCGCCTGCAGCCGTGCCGCCCTTCGACCCCTGCATGTTGGAGCCGGAGCCAGCGCCGCCGCCCGGAAAGCCACCGTTACCGCCGATGCCCGCGACGTTGACGTCCGGGTTCGAGCCACCACCGCCACCGCCACCGCCGTTGGGGTTCGACGTACCAGCGCCGCCCTGCACGCCGGAGGCCGTCGAGCCTGCGCCGCCCGCATTCGCGCCTGCGTTACCTGCGCCGCCGTTGCCGCCGTTGAACGTGGCGTTGTTCGGCGCGGAGCCAGCGACACCTGCGCCGTTCGGGCCAGCCGCACCGCCACCGCCGCCGCCCGCACCGCCGTTGCCATTCGAGCCGCCGCCACCACCCTTGCCGCCCGAGAACTTGGTCGTGCCGACGCCGGACGTCGCAGCGCCGCCGTTACCGCCAGTGCCGACCGCCGACGCGCCGAACGTACCCGCCGAGCCGCCTTTCGCGCCGACCGATGAGCCAGCGAGCGTAGTGCCGTTGAACCACGTGTCGCCGCCCGCCGTGCCGTTCGCGCCGTCGTTGGATACGCCGGGAGCGCCGATGCGAATGCTGATCGTCGCGCCGGGGGTGAGCGCGAGGTTCGAGATCGCGGAGTACGCACCGCCGCCACCGCCGCCACCACCAAAGCCGCCGTCGCCGCCCGCGCCTGCGCCCGCGCCCGTCACCTCGATGGTGTTCGACGCGGAGTTCCAATCCGAGGGCACGATCCATGTCGTGCCGCTCGTTAGGATAATGGTGGTCGCCATTGCTAACGGCTACCGCAGGATTAAACGTTGCCTGCGGTGATCGTCGCCGAAGTCACGGACACCGTTGCGCCCGACGCGATAGACGTCGAGTTCAGGTTCAGGTCCGAGGAGCCGGTGCCGACGTCCATGTCCATGACGATGGTCGTGCCGTCGCTCTTGAGCAGACGCGCCCACGACGCCGTGCCGGAGGCCGATGCCGTCGCGTTGCCGATGGCGTTGAGCGTCAACTGCCCGCCGCTGGCGTTCGGGGCGAACGTGGCGTTGCAGGTGAGGGAAGCGAGCAGCGTGGTCGCCGTGCCGCCCTTCGACGGGCGCGTGCCCGCGTAGATGTTGAGGATCGCGCTGCCGCCTGCGTAGGTCGTGATGGCGTTCAGCATTGCGTTGCGAACCGGGTCCATGATGCCGATGGTCATATCAACTCCGTGAGTGATTAAGGACGAGTGCCTGCTAACGTGAAGGCCGTATCTCGAAGCGTCGAGTCCGGCGTGGCCGGTCCCGTCAGCGTCATGACGTCTCCCGCCGCGATGGCGGTACTGGATGCGATCGACACCACGCCGACAGCGGCACCCGCAGCGAACGTGATCGTGCCGATCTGCGTGCCGTTCAAAGCCAGCACGAAAAACGTGAGTGCTGCAGCGGGAGCGCCTGCCTTGGCGACGCCGGACGCGCCAGCGGGCAGGGTCCACGAGCGGGGCGAGACGAACTTCCAGACCACCTCGCTGGGCGTCGTGGTGCCTTCGATGTATGCCCCGGCGTCGTAGAGGCCGGACGACAGCGATACGCCTGCAGGCCACTGGTTGTTCGCCTTGGGGCTGAACAGCTTCATCGTGGCTGTGTTGAGGTAGCTGTCGCTGTCTTTGCCGATGGCCCCGGTGGGATCGACCGTGCCAGTAAGAAGCTGCGCGCCAGTCGTGCCAGCCGGTCCCTTCAGGTTCATACCCGTCAGACCCCAGCCGTTCGTGAACTGCCACACGTCGCCGTTCGTCGCGTTCGTGTACAGGTCGCCAGAGGTGCCTGCGGACGTCGGAGCGCCGAACCCAAGCGTCCACTTGCTGCCGTAGAGGAACGGGATCGGGATCTTGATGGTCGTGAGCTTTCCCGACTGCGGGTCTTGTCGGAACCCGGTCGCGAACGTGTACTGATCGCTTGCGGCGATCTGTGGGTACGAATCCAGCGTAGGCATGGCAAAGCCCGTGAATGCTAACACACAGCAGTATATGCTAACTAGCCGTAGTGAAACGCAACCTTTTTCACAGTCAGTGCCTGCGGTCGATGATCCGTCTGGACGCCCAGCCCGAAGAACATGCAGCCGTACTGGAGCGCGTCGTGGAAGTGGGAGTAGTGATTCTTCTGCGGCCCGCTCTCGGCGTTGATCGTGCCGTCCTTCTTCGGCGGGTAGCGGTAGCCGTACTCGAATCCTTCGATGGCCCAGCGGCAGGTGGGCGAGATCAGGAAGAAGCCCTTGCCATCGACGTGGCGCACGAGCATCTGTTCGACGGCACCGATGCGCTTGGTGGGATCGTTCGTCACCGCGCGCGTCACGCGGAAGCCGCGCTTCTGCACCGCCTGCGCAATCGTCTCCTCGTTGATCTGGGATCGCTGGAAGCACGCCGGGTCGAGCGCGAACACGATGTCGCACGCGTGGTACTTCCGGCGCATCAGCGGCACGAGGTAGTTGTCGAGAAAGCGTTCGATACCCATCGTCTCGCCGGGGGGCACGTAGCATTCATCGAGCAGCATGATGCGCCCGCGCGTGTCCTGCTGGAGGATCGCAGCGGCAGCGGTGAGGCCGTTGTCGAGGCCGACGACGACGGGGTAGGTCTTCGTCTTGAACGGGTTCAGTTCGTTCTCAGCGACGTGGAAGCTGCGCTTGAAGGACGACTTATATACAGGCTGGCCCGCGTTGCCGATACCGAACTTGTTCTTCAGGAAGACGTCGATCCACTCCTCGGTCTTGCCGCCGATCAAGCGGTCGTAGTACTCCTCCGGCAGGTTCGGGTTCTCGCGCTCGGGGTTGATCGAGTTGTCATCGAGCAGCGCCGCGGGCTGGATGAACGTGGCCCAGCCTTCCGGCGTCTCGGTGAGCGCCTTGTGCCAGAAGCCTCCGACCGGGGGCGGGTTGGTGGAGCACAGCACGCTGGCCGTCTTGACGCCGCCCATCGCTTTGGAGGGATAGCGGCCCACGCGCCCCTGCAGGCCGGAGAACACTTCCGGGTTCAGTTCGCGCGACTCCTCCACCCATGCCGCCGTACACTCCACCGACAGCAGGCGGCGCACGTCTTCAGGGCCGTCCGCTGCCATGAGCCAGAAGTCCGACTCCACGCGCGTGCCATCGGCCAACCCGAAGCGCATGTTGAACTTCTTCTCGGTCAGCTTCCACGTCCCCATGTTGCCCTGCACGGCGTCCACGAACCACTGATTGATTAGGGGTACGATGGTATCGTTCAACTGTGCGACAGTATTTCGGAGGATCACCATGCGCGAGCGGCGCGCGCCGTTCACCGGGTCTTGCTCGATGGCGAGCTTCAGCAGCTTGAACAGCGCAGCCGTGGACTTGCCGGAGCCAACCGGCCCCATGATGATCTGTACGAACTTGTCGCTGTGGATGAATCGCTCTGCGACCGGGCCGGGCGGGGTGAACGTAAGCATTTTGTAAGAGTGCTCGAGCACTTGCTAACACAATGCTTTGGATGCTAACAGGTATTGACAGGAATGAAAAAGACGCCCACCTGCTGCGAGGCTAACAGTGGGCGGGGGAAAGATTCTGTTCGCTCTTTCGAGGGCCGTGAACAGAACCTGAGAGGGTTCCGATTCTACTTACGATCCATCGTTACGAGTCGTGGTGTAAACGATTATTACAGTGACGGGTAATGCTTACTCGTCGTTAGCTTTCAGTTTTGTTAGGTTGTGGGAGATTTGGGTGGTGGCAGCGAACTTGCGGGCTTCGGCAACGAGTTCGGCGTGGCCTGCCATCGCTTCGTCCCACGTGGCGTAGCGGCGCTGATCGAGCGCCTCGTGGGCCTCGTGCTCCTTGCCTGCAAAGGTGAAGGTGCGGGTGCCCGCGGAGAACCACATCGTCTCGAACAGGATGGGCGGGCCGTGGCCGAAGGCGTGGTCGATGCCGAGGAAGATCGTGGACACCATCATCCCTTCGATCTCATCCTGAGCGAGGAAGCGGGCGTCGTCGTTGAAGTCCTTCCCCCATGCAAGCACCTGCTCCTCGTCGGTGCCGGTGTATGGCGTGACGGTGTGGTCAGGGTTCAGCTTCCAGTACAGCGGTTGTTCTCTGCTTGGCATACCTGTCACTCGTCTAGGGTCATGGACAATCGACCGACCATCTTGCCGTCGAACAGTTCGCCCATTTCGGCGTAACGCTTTGGCTTGTCGAGAATGGGGCAGTTGCCCATGGTGGAGTAGCCATAGGCGTGCATAAACACGGCGA